TCCACCAAAATTTCATCTTACGCCCTCAAGATATTGTTTAGTTAAGTCCTGGTCACTTGGTTGTTGTTGTGGATCTGGAAATGTTATGTCAGGCATCTCTGGAAAAAATTCAATATCAATTCCTAATCCTTTAAATTTTGCCACCCGCTTTTTCTCCAGGAAGGTAATTAGTTTTTCGTGGTCCGGTAATTTGAACATTAGTTTGCTAGGATTGCTTGTGCGTCTGATTTAGATTGTTGTCTTTGTGCTTCGGTACGTTGCTGCGCAGCTGCTCCACCAATTACCAGGGGTGGTAGTGCCACATAGTACGGTAATCCTTCCCTGGAAGCATTTTGCAGCTTGTCTGTAAGGCGCATAGTCCAGACTTTTTCTGTTTCTCCAAATGCTTCTCCTGCACTCTCTGGATCATCAACCCAAGTCATCACTCCACCTTCCTCAACCTTCGCGCCATGTTTCTTGCCAATCTTCTTGGCTTGTGCAGTCAGTACCTGGTCATAAATCAACTTGTGGTATTCTCCACCTATATCCAGGTCTTCACCTTGTAAGGAGTGAGAATTAAGCATAAAATCTCTTTCATAATCGGCTATTAACCCATCATCATACTGCTGTAAGACCTTTTCCTTATTAGCTGGTGATCTTTTAGACGATAAAAGTCTATTTGCTGGTTCTTTTCCAATATAATCAACAAGTCTATCTTCTGGAACGTGTTCATTTATAACCAATCGATTACCACCTTTTTCGGTTGCAACCAACCTGGTTGAATCTGGATTCCAATAAATAGAATCAACCATCGTACTTGCTTTATACCTATCTGCACTCTGCTTCCCTGTTACCCAGGCAATGCTGTCAAATCCATTGTCAGATCCCCACCGGATCATGCGCTTCAGTGCTAGGTTTGTCCACTGGTGGGTGTCTGTGACAAATGGGCCACGTTCTGGCCTGCTACTTCTCCAGCGTGAATCTGCCGTTAAATCCTGTGCTTCTTTCTGTAATAAAGCACTTTCTTCTATTAATTCCTGCTTTTTAGCATAATTAGGATCATACTTTGCCTTTATTTCTTCCGGTTTCTTTTTTAATTGTTCTATTAGTTCTAAATCTGCAGCTGAAATCCCTTGTCCAGAAGGTGTCTGATATTCCCCACTTTCTCTACGGAGCCTTGAAATATGACTATTTCTTCTAGTCCATTCCTCCATTTGAGCTGTAACCTCATCCAGTTCTTTTTGTCCTTCTACTCCAAGACCATAATTACCTTCTGGCACTTCTCCTAATTCTATTAATTCCGTTTTGATCTCTCCTTTTCTGTTTTGAATCCAATCATACCTTTCTTTGGCTGCAGTGTCTTTTGGACCCTTAAACCCTATCTCCTGCCCCTTATGCGCCCAATCACCCTGGATCTCTTCAATGAACAGCACCTTGTTACCATCTGGATCTACACGCTCATTGAAGCGTATGTGTGCAACTACATCGTCTTCCTCAAAGTGTCCTCCGGTGTACCTGGGTTTTGGATCTGGTTGTTTGTTTAAGACTTTCTGTAATGCTGCTTCTTTAGAAACATTAATAATGCCATCTTCATCTCTTATTTGTTTAGGTGTCCTAGCTTTACCATCTGGAGTTTTGAACCACCAAAACTTATCAACTTTATCTTTATCACCTGGAAAGAAAGATTCAACGTGCATTCCTCCCTCTGCTTCATCTGCAGCAATAGGAATAACATTCTCTTTGGTCCAGGGTACTTTTTTTGGTGGCACAATTAACAAGAGCTCACGATAATTTTCTCCACCAGGAAGTTGCCAGTTTGGATCTGAGAATTTGGTTGGTGCTGGTTCTTTCCCAAACACTTGCTCAACTAGATACCCTTCCCAATCTTCACCCCTTGCCTCTTTTGCCCTGATTTCTGGAAACTGATCCATTATTGAATTATAAGTACCTTCATCATTGGTCAACCATAATCCTGTATCATGGTTAGTCCCATTTGAATTCCGTCTTGCTTCCATGACTTCAGGAACTGCATATTTGCTGTCATAATTAATTGGGCTTTTTGGATCACCCCTCACAACCTCCCTTACCTGGATCTGGTTCTGCTGGAAAAACTCCTCTATCTCTGCTTTTGATACTTCACCCTTCTTTGTCTTGATCCATTCGTTGAATCCGGTCCACTCCATTTCATCTTTATTAACACCTCTACCCTCCAGCTGGCTGCGCACCTTGTTGGCAGGTATTGTTTCTTTCGATATATCTGCTGTTGCTTTTGCACCTGGTGAAGTGAAAATGGGTTTGGCAGCATCTTCTGCTTTTCCTACTTTCTTCAGACCACCAAACACGGATGCACCTAAACCTAAACCTGCCAGCTTACCTGCTCCAAGTTTACCCAGGGCTGCAAGTGCATGAATTTTTGCCATAGGATCTAAAGAAAGCATTTGGGGTGCAAATCCACCAGGACCAGTAACGTCCACACCTAATTTTTTACCTACATACTCAGAAGTACCCTTGTATTCTGGATTCACTGCAGGTGGTTTGCCTTTAAACGCTGGTTTTCCGGTTTTAGGATCAATTTTGTAGTCTGAAGGTACTGGCGGGCGCATCATTGCTGCTTTATAACTTGCTGGAGGTGTTAATACACCCTGGGTAAACCCTTCTGCAACATCAACAGGGTATGCACTACCTGCTGCAAAGAGTTTTGCTGCATCAACTAACCCCTTTTCATACACACCAGCGCGTTTCTGACGCTCCAAAAGTTGGCGTGCAACCTTTTTTTGCAGATGTTTTGGTATTTCTGGTCTTTTTCTCATATCAATTCAATATTTCGTCATAAACAGGATCTGGACCGTGTATTTCCCACCAATTGTCCACATCACCTACTATTTTTGCCTCTGCTGCCTCTTCCATACGCTGCTCTTCCCTCTTAAACCACTCATCTGACCCCATCAGTGGCTGGAATGTCTCTGCCTGGTGCAGGAAGGCCAGAGACTCACGCCACACATAGAGCAACGCGTCACACGCATGATTTTCGCAGTCTGAACGCTCAATAAATCTCCCCTTTGTACGCTCATTTAGATCCCATTCCAGCAATTCCAGCTCATCTATCAGCTGCTGGTTCTCTTCTGTGTCCAGAATCTGCAGCTTACCCTTCTTAAAGTCACTGTTAAGCAGTTCAATGTGGTCATGCTTCGCACGTTTCTGAGCCGGTAGTATATTGAGCGAAAAACGCTTTGACATTTCCTCCACCACCATCTTACCCAGGCCACCTGTGTCTGCCACAATTCGCTCAAACTCATATTCTCCATCCAGCCACTTAATCTTCTTGCCAATATCGTCAGATGTGAGGTGCTGAAACTTCGATACTTCAAAAACAATTGTCTCTGGAGAAATGTCACTCCACCCAACAACAACAAATGCAGTAGAATCAATGAACCCCAGATCCACACCCAGAGCATAATGAAACTCCTCTTCAGGCAGCTCATCACATAGGTTGCGCAGCTTGTTAAACTGGTATACCAGGCTGTTTTCATCACGTACCCACTCACCCTTATACTCCCGCCTAAAAGTTGCATCACTCTCTGACCAGTGGTTTTCCACCATCTTCCTGTCTAACCAGGCCTGCGCACCTGGAAGATGCGGATTGTCCAGCAAGGTCCAGGCGTGCTGCTGCCACGGTGAGGTATTCAAACTGTCGCAATCATAGTAAAATCCTGCAGCTGACGCAGCTGGGGTTCCAAACATCCAAATTGCACCGTCCAGGTCCAATGACGCAGGTTCTAAAATATCATCAATTAACGTAGCAAGTGTGCTACTCTTGATACTCTGTGCCTCATCAATTACTGCAAGCGCATACTTAGGTCCGCGGAACTTCTCAATCTCATTTGCGTCCTGGCAACCACCCATAATAATCTGAGAACCATTAGGAAAACGCACCGTCAAACTGTTCTCCAGGAACTCCATACCAAATGCAAACTGGCGTTCAATCTCACGTAACGTGGTCCAGACAATACGCCTTGCATTCTTAATGCTCAAAGTAATATACGGAACCAGTAAATTGTCATTATGCACTGCAGCTGATATTAAACCCACTGCTGCTAAATGTGTCTTACCTGCACGCCTGCTGCACCTGGCTAATTTCTTTTTTTTGGGGGAATCTAAAAATACTTTCTGAAACGGATGCAGCGAATTCTCCAAGCCTGCACATAAATCCTTCAGCTTGTTCCTGACTCCGTCCCTAGCCCTTTTTCGCCTTATTGCTTCCTCTACCAGAAGCCTTTTTTCCCTGCTCCACTGCAGATCGTTTGCTGCTTCCCTGCGTGCCCTTTTGAGCTTGCTTCCCGCCATGATACTCTTCCATGCTCTGAATGTTGTTAAGTGGTACTAAACGCGTATGCTTCACACCCTGAACATTGCGATTCACACAAACCAACCCCTCAGTGTAAAATAAACGCGTGTCTGTTCCGTTCTTCTCTCCGCGCAACAAAATCTCAGAAGTGCCTCCTGGCATCTGCAATATGCGCATTAAATGTACTTTCTCAAGTTCCATGATTTATCATCCGATAAGGGTTCCATAAAAACCGCACACCAGGGAATGCAACAAACAAACTCTCAGTGCGGTGTGAAATAGTGACGTTGCCATCCGGTAATCCTGCTGCACGATACAAACACCCGCCAATGCCAAATCCGCGGAAGGCACTCTTCACATAGATGAAGTGCAACAGATCACCTGCGCTGCACACATAACCCCACACCGTGTCCTCATCATCTGGATCGCACGCAAGTGTCAGGGTGGAGGTGCGGATTATTTTTTTGAGGAGTGTGTCGTGTTCATAAATCAATAGGGTGGGGGGTAGGGGTGGAGTGTGGTGGGGGGTGGCAAAATCCCAGGGTGGTTCTGCTGCAACGGTTTTGGTCCAGGAATCCAGCACCAGCCCTAGCGCACGCTCATCCGGTTCAATGTTACGCATCAGCACAGCAATTTGCTCTGAGTTTCGATGCGTTGGATACACAATTTGACTGCCTGTCTGCGAACTCTCTGTAATCATTGGCTTTTTCTCATCCATGAGTCAAACTAGATCAATGTTCAGTTATTCCCATTTTGAACATTATCCTATAATGAATTAATATCATTAGAGTTTTTATCTTCAATCGCAG